CATGTTGTGGGAGACGCGCGAACCGATAAAGCCGCGCAAATATTGGCCGCTGCTGCCGATAGGTACATTGCACGTGGCGCAGCTAAAGGTAAAACAGTACGCGTATGGACTTACACGCATGCCCGCGATACAAAGCGCGCATCATGGGGCCGTATCTCGGTTTTACGATCATGCGAAACATTGACGCAGGTACGGGCCGCGCATGCTGCCGGCTATGCTGCTGCTATCGTGGTACCGGAACATGTGCACGATCGCGCGTACAAATTAGACTCGGAATTTACCGGGATCCCATGCCCAGAGCAAACAGGCCGCGCTGCTAATTGTCAAGCTTGCGGCCTATGCATGCGCGATCAAATGCTGCATGAAAATAAGCGCGTGATCATATTCGCGGCCCACGGGCAGGGAAAACGCAAAATGACACATTTAAAAACAGTGTAGCTATACCGGGGAAAATATACACGCGTGGTATTGACATAACAGAATACACGCGTGTATAGTTATGCATCAAACATTGGGGGATATGGAAATGGTAATTGTTGGAATTATTGCAATGTTGATCGTTGCATTTAGCGCGGTATTTGGTTCAAATGCGCCCGGCCCATGGGGGAAATAATGTTAATAGCTATTTGGGCCGCTGCCGCGATAGGCGCGGGCGTATTGATTTGGGGATTGTACGAAATTATCGTTAACGATGCTGTTATTGCAGGTTAAGGGAGATATCGGGGAAATGATCAATTACACGTTATCGGTATTTTGCGTGCTAAATGTTTTAGCATTTGCGCATAATTTGTTTTACTACCGGCCGTTAAAAGCTGCAGCATATGCCAATGTATGGGCCGCTGCTATCACCGCCGCATTTATCGCATGCATGGTAATTCGTGCAGCGATCAATACTTTGTACCGCTAGGATATCACCGGGGAGATTAGGAAAATGGAAAAAATACACGTTACGCTACATCTGAAAACTGACTCGCTGCTGCAGCCGGCAAAATGCGCCTATGTTGATACATGGGCCGATATTGATCGCCTAAAATCGGGATTAATTGACGCAGCTATAACAGGCCTCATTACAAATGAATTCATAACTGGTGCAACAATTACCGCTACACTGGCCGCGACATTTGACGTGCGGAAATTTCGGTATGACGGTCTAGAATGGATTAAGGTGTATTAATATGGTGATTCTACTTTGTGCTATCGTTGCAGCTGCCGCGGTATTTGCCGCGGTAGCATTTTCTGCATTGTGGCATGCGATCGATCGCGCGGAAAAATTGGGGGAATAACAGCATGAAAACAGAAATTGCGCGGGCGATCGAATTAATTAAGGGATCCCGATATATTCGCCTAATTACGCCTAATGGTATTAGCCGGATATCACATAAGATCGCGATATCGGCCGTGTATGATACGGCCCGCTGTTTAGATTGTATGGGCAGCGAATTAACATGCAGCGATTGTATCGGCCGTGATAGTACGCTTGAAATACAAGGCCACTTTATACACCTTAACGGTTACGGCCGGCCGGGAATAATACACGTATAACACGCGATTAAATAGACTTTGTAACCGGGATATATTCCCGGTTTTTTTATGCCTGCCGATATTCCCTGCAGCATGCAACATGCCCGCATGCCACGGCCCGCTACAAGGGCCATACACGGCCCTAATTACATGTAACGGCCTATTATTCGCCCGCAAGTATAACGGCCCTAATTCAGACGTAACGCGTACCAACTGCAGCTATACCGGGATAGCATGCCCACGATCCAATGGATCCCTAATTACTACATGTGGCCCTATTGCCTGGATTATGCCCGCGTGTATCTTATTCCCTACATGCAGCTACACGGCCCTAAAACGCCTAAATACGGCCGTTATGCATGCAACCGAGTATTCACACATACACGCCTAAAATACCGCATGCTGCGTCAATGCATACCGTATACATGTAACCTTTAGAATTCGTTAAATTTGTACACTACAGGCCGTTATACATAACGGGCATAACGTAATAATTCCGCTGCTGTTATGTATTGATCGCGCTAGCTCTATCGGTTTACTCCCTTGTGAATATCGGCAAATTAGGTAAATACCACCTCCCCGCCATTGCGCATCCTAAATCCCAAAGTCACAAAGGAGAGGACTCTAACAAAAACGAAACCGATCGATGGCAATAGGTAACCAACAATTTTTCTCACTTTCGCATCCTTACCTTTTGTCACAACCTCTGAGGCGTATGATAAAAATAGTTACTGATATCGGAGTTATTTTCATTTTGTCATCTTGCGTAGCTTTCTGAGTCCCTTATATATTTAAATATATCTAGAACAAGTAAGAGTTTGAAATTGCTTCTTCTGAAATCTTACTTGTTCTAGATATATAGTCTAATTTATGTAAGGTTTGGTTGACGTTATTGTGTCAATGGGGAATATGTATGTATAGGTTATTGTTAGGGGATTGTTTGGTTAGTATGGGTTTATTGGAGGATAGTAGTGTAGATAGTGTTGTGTGTGATCCTCCGTATGGTTTGAGTTTCATGGGTAAGAAGTGGGACTATGATGTTCCTTCTGTTGATATATGGAGAGAGTGTTACCGGGTATTGAAGCCTGGTGGTTATTTGTTAGCTTTCGCTGGTACTCGAACGCAGCATCGTATGGCTGTGAATATTGAGGATGCTGGCTTTGAGATAAGGGACATGATCGCTTGGGTATATGGTAGTGGTTTTCCTAAGTCCCATAATGTGTCTGTCTCGATTGATAAGTTACATGGTCATGGGAATAGGGGTAAGGCTATTCCTACTGCTAGTAGTTACCAGGCGTCTGATGTAGAGCAGGAAAATAAGCTTACTAGTAATCCTGTCCCGCCATATGAGGCTAAGTCAGATGATGCCAAGAAGTGGGAAGGCTGGGGTACAGCTTTGAAACCTTCACTGGAGCCAATAACGGTAGCTCGTAAACCATTGGTAGGCACTGTAGCCAATAATGTATTGGAGTACGGTACAGGTGGTATGAACATAGATGCTTGCCGTGTACCTATGGATGCCGCTGATTACGAGCAGTTATCTAAGGGTGTGGATCAGATACGCCAGCGTGGCGGTGTCATGGATAACAGCTGGAAGAATAGTAGTGACTTGTCTGGTGCTAACCCCGCTAACCCACTAGGTAGATGGCCAGCTAATTTCATCCATGATGGATCCCAAGCAGTACTTGACCTATTCCCTGATACACAACCTAGTAGATCTGGAGGGATGAGTTACAACAAAGATACTCAACACCTAAATGGTAAACAGCCTCATGCTCGTACCGGGCACGATGATTTAGGTGGATCCGCTGCACGCTATTTTTACTGTGCTAAGGCTAACAAGGCCGATCGTAATGAAGGCCTAGATGACTTTGAGGAAGACTACAACCGAGGTACTGGTACGCACAACAACGGTAAGTCCAATACGCGTGTAGGTAATGCAGCCGAGCGTGCGGCTGGTATCACCCATGTAGAGTTACAGAAAGTAAAGAACATCCACCCTACGGTGAAACCTACAGATCTCATGCGTTACTTATGTCGCCTCGTAACACAGCCTGGAGGCACAGTACTGGATCCTTTCATGGGTTCCGGCACTACTGGTAAAGCTGCTATGCTCGATGGCCTTCAGTTTATTGGCTGTGAAATGGATGAGCAGTACTATAAGATCGCGGAAGCACGAATAAAACACGCTTTGGAGAGTAACCATTTTCGTGATGCCACGTAAATGGTAGAGTCCTTACAACGAACCCGACAAGCCTCTCTTGGATGCTCAACCAGTCGGGTCTCTTTATGAGTGGTTAGTTCCAAAATGGAAACACCCACTTGAACTTGTAAGAAATCCTTACAAGTTGAACAAAAAGACCACCCGGCAAATGGTGGTCTTTCTTTGTTAGCAGAGTTTGTATTTACGGCAGCCCGAGTTTACTGGTCTTTCCATAAAGCTCACCTCTCGGTGGCAAAGGAAGTATACAACAAAAGAAACCCTAGCGTTATGCCAGGGCTTCCTTTTTGGTAGTTGTTGTTCTTTGTAACACTCACCTGTCGGTGGCGTCTAAAGTGTACCAGTTATCAAGAATATCTTTACAACTGAAGTGTTTCCATTTTGGAAAAAGTTGAATGGGCCGGCCTGGACTTGAACCTTCATCTTCATCTTGTCTGTTCTAAGATGCTGTTTTACCGTTAAACTAACAGCCCATATAAGGAGTGTTGGAGTCAGCTATCAATTACCGATTCAAAGTTATTAAACTGACTCCAACATCATGTCGTGAGTTGCACAGCACGACGGATTATTCTATATCAATTTCTTTGTTATGGCTAACTTCTATGCTGACGTTTGGTACATTTTCCATTATGTATGCAATGCGAGCTGCTCGAATACTGTCGTTGTCTAACGCGTACGGATCAAGACCTCGATTGCGTAGCCATTTCATGAACCTGCGAGTCTTTATGATGTCGGCAATCAATGTACCTACGTAGCACATCCCTACTCCTATGAGTATGCCGGTGATTATACTAATCATAAATATACTTCCCAGTCATCGTGGAGTAAGTCTGATATCGCCATTGTGTACTGAGGTTTACTTGCTGTATCCCGCAGCATGACTATGTCATTGTCCTTGACTACAGCATACACATCCTGGAGCCATCTAGTTCGGCGCATGAGTAATCCGCGCTTCATCATTATCAAAGCTTCGGATCCTGTCATTCGACTACTTCCCAATCATCCATAAGAAAATCTGTATAGATGCGTTGTAGTTCTACATCAAAGTCAAGTGGCTCATTAATTCTCTTCCACCTATTCATGGTTAGCGCATATGTTGCTTGAGCTATAAGAGGGATGTATTCACCAGTTTCATAAGGGCATACTGCTTCATCTTCTCCCCAATCTTCACGACGAATCTTTTTCCCTGATGCTAATGCTTTCAGTGCTTCAATTCCTGTCATTCAATGACCTCCCATCCATTTTCGAATAATTCTTCTACCCATAACCTGTCCCAAATTTTGGCTACGTTACCTACTGAATCTTCCACTTCCTTGCGCACCATCAGTTCTCCAGTCTCTTCACTGAGGATGCAATAGAGATAACTTTCAGGCCAGCATTTTCTACGCATTGTTTTACCAGCCACAATCATGGACAATATTTTACGAGGCGTCAATCGCGTCTTCATTCGACTATCTCCCAGTCATCGTATTCCAGTAAGTCCCCCATCAAGTTAGCAAATAAGTTGGCGTGTCTGTAAATCTTGTCTTCAAGAGAATAATCATTTTTAAGTATCTCCATACTCATTTGATTTTCATTCACGACTGTCCATTTGACTAACTGATTTTCATCCCAGGATTTACGCCGTATGTTCTTTCGGCATCGCAATGCAATAAAGGCTTCAATTCCTGTCATTAATCTGCCTTTCTCTCCTTGATGATGGCTGCGATTGCTTCCGTGCTCCAAGGAACAGTTGTGTCTGGATGTGGGACACCTTCAGCGTATAACTGCTCTCCAATGCGTCGCATACTGATGCCAGACTTGTACATATCCATTATGCGCAGCTGTACTTCCATGCAAACCTGATCTGTCACTTTAGGTTTACGAGGTTTATTGGTAGGTGTACGCGTAGCAGTTTTGATCGCCGATATAGACCGTGCGTTTATCATCAATCTCTCCACCATGATCCATCTAGCTTTGCTTCGTACTGATGTTCAGCGTCTTGATGTAGTCCGAAGTTAACTTCATCTTCGAGGTGTGTGCCAAGCCATGAAGCAAAGTCTTCATTCGTGTACTTTTCACCATCTTCAATCAAGGTCAGCCCAATCTTGCACGCTTCGTGCAAGTGCTCGCATCCCTCAACAGAACCGGTAAAAGCTACGTCACGTCCGTGCTTGTTCATAAAGTCAAGCACGTCGCTAGATATCTTTTCAATGTTCAGTACTTCGTACCGCACCATCAAGGTGATGTCGTTTTCCCACTCAATCTCGTTGACCCAGTCTTTGGGTAAGCCTTGTAGGTCTTCTATTGATACATTCACTTTACTAAAACCTTTTCCCATCGCAGTTTTCGTTCTGTGGGTTGATCCGTCCTGCGTGGCTTACCATCGGAACGTTTCCACCCCCCCCTTGAGTTACCGCAACCATAGTCCAACCAGAAGCTCTAAGTGTTACGCCGGTTTCTGACTCTAATATGTACGTTTGTATTTTTGAGTAACCAAGCTCCTTACCGGCCCTAGCTGATGCACCGTATAAAAACGAACAAGCATTCGGTGTACCATCTGTGACAAGTCTAGTTATTTCAAGAGTTGTGCTTGCATCAACTAATCTTGCTACTGGTCTTCCTACAATAGCAACACCATGTACTATGTCATCTACAACGCAAGCAATACTGAATCTATGTCCAGTAACGGGCTTATGATGACGATGATATTTTTCTACAAACTCGTTAGCATCTTTCAATTCTATATGTCTAACTTTCATTCGTATGACACCCAGTCTAATGCCATGAGATCCGCTGATGACAATGTTGTGATACCGGCAAATACTCTGTTGGATGCTCCGTCAATCCTGTATGTGCACATTCGTCCATCAACAAGTTGAATAAACCAACGCGCTTCAAAGCGCATGACCTTGCCACCAGCAAGGATTTCTTTATGTGCCCACAAGTAGTCCCTGCGAACACGAGGTGTTTTATCTGTCATTCTGCCCCTAACTGCCGTGATAGCATCAAAATGCGTTACACTATTCTATAACACGTTGAAGTTGTATAGCAAGGAGAATGTTTTTATGAACGACGGGTGGCTGGTTTACGCTTGTGGTGATGAATGCAATCACAACAAGTGTGGCGGAGTAAAACAGGTAGTCAACAAGTATGACAACGCTGTTGGTTATTACCGAGATGAAGTCGATGCAGTTCTTTGGATAGCAAAGGATCGCATCTCTAACGTGTTTGTAGATGTGTATGACCGCGTCATTGATATCCTTGCAATGATGCAGATGCCGGACGTGACCGCACTTCAGGCCGAACGTTACTACCAGGAAATAGTCGAGTTACTACAGAATAAAGATAAGTTCGATTCCTACGTCACAAAGGTAACTGATGAAGTCATTGCAGGTCAGGATGCAGTTATCGCAGCTACGTTGCTCATCTACCCTGATGTTGTTCTATACAACATGGGTTCAAAGCCAGCTCGTGTCGCACGTCCTAAGATTCGCAGACCAGATGCAAATGAGTTTGCTACCGGCTGGAGTTATGGTGGTTCAAGTCTTCGTGACGTTATCCAAAACACTACCAACGATATCTTTACTCGCATCTACATCGGAATGCGTGAGTCCTATGCTGACCAAGACTTTGATGGAAAGGCATGGGTGACATCAGTTAATGACAATATAGACACCATTGACAGCATGATGGAGAATATCTCGACAACGGAAATTGAGGCTACGACAAGGCGCGTAGCAACGCGTATCAATAACTTGAATTCAGGACTAGTCAAGGGATACAGACGTGTAGCCGTCATTGACAACAAAACGTGTGTTGGATGCTTGACGCTGCACGGTAAGTTGTATTCCCTTCAGGATGAGTTCGAGTCGCATCCACGGTGTAGATGTATGCTTGTGCCCGTAACCATGTCTTGGATGGAGTACGCATCTGTTCAGGGTGGCGCAATACCTGACTACATGTCTCGTGATGAGATTATCGGCATGTTGCCAGATGCAATATTGCGAGACATTTTAGGGCCGGGAAGATACGCCATGTATGAAGCTGGTCTGCCACTTGAGAGAATGATATACATAGAACGCACAGAGGAATACGGCCCGCTCATACGTATCACGCCTCTTTCGGTCTTGCGCGAGCAAGGTTTCTAATCCCTTTACATGTCCAAATCTCAGGGTATCTTCGGATACCCTTTTTTTGTGCCATTGCGTGGTTCAAGTATATAGACTTGCATCCTGTTAGCCTTTGATTGTTATTACTACAAACACCAAAACATGTGACAATAATCAAAACATGACAGTCATCGAGCACGTATCCGGAACGAGTCTAAACATTGCAATGATGTCCGATCTACACATTGGGTCACTGCATACTGACTACAAGTTGATTGATAGGGAACTAAAAAGAGCAGTAGAAGAAGATGCAATGATAGCAATCAATGGAGACGTCTTTGACGCTATCTTGCCTGGTGATCGGAAACGCTATCGCGCTAACAACCTACACCCAAGAATGTACACAGCCGGTGATGACATGATTGGTGAAAGCATACGATGGGCTTATGAAATCCTTGCTCCGTATGCTGATCGTATTCTGATGATCGGCGATGGAAACCACGATGACTCAGTAGCTCGTTTCCATCATATTGAGCCTGTAAAGCATCTGTGTATTCTTCTAGCTAAAGAAACAGGTAAGTCCATTCAATATGGCGGCTATCATGGATTTATACATATTCGCATGGATATAAATGGCCAGAACAGAAAGTATGGACACTACGTCATTCATTACCATCATGGAGCTGGTGGTGGAGCACCAGTGACAAAAGGTGCAATCACATTCTCAAGAGCACAGATGTGGCTGGAAGGTGTTGATGCAATATGGCGTGGTCACACGCACAATAAACAAGCTGGCCGCGATGCTAAGGTTGTTTACAACATAAATAAAGTAAAGCCTGAGAATAGAGTATGTCATAAAGAAGTACTGACTATTCGTACAGGTGCGTACATGGACACGTACACCGGAACAACATCAAGCCACCTGATGGAACATGGTCGTAAGGATAACTACGGTGCGCTCATGGATGGAAACGCTTTACCAAAAGGTGGCATGATATTGAAGCTCAAGTGCGAACAAGACTATGACAAGGATAAACGAGAAATCCAAGTGCACAGTCAGTTGCATATCTAACCTGTGCTGCCGAATCCTCCAAGGCGGATTCCTGCATCTAGGTTTGCAGTGCCTTTGTGTTCTAAGATAAGAGCTTGCGCAATACGCATCTTGTCAGCTATCGTGATATCTAGTGTCCCACAGTTTGTAAGAATGACTTTAATCTCGTGACCAACATAATCGGCATCTACAATGCCTGGTGCATTCAAAACGTATACACCATGATTGATTGCTAAACCTGATCGAGAGCAAACCGCCAAGAAGTAGTTAGTCGGAAAGTTAGACGTGAGTGCAACACCGACTGGAATCAATAACCTTTCTCCAGACTTCAATAAAACATCAGCATCTAATCGTGCACGCAGGTCAAAACCTGCTGATAAAGCTGTTGCTTGATTCGGAAGATATATTGAATCTTCAGTATTGATAAGAGTAAACACTAGTCTTTTCCCCACATCGCTTCGTGTATTGTTGGAAGCTGTTCTTCGATAATCAACTTGATGTCATTCGCAATGACTCGATGCTCTGCTTGCGTGTCGTCCTGCGTTCTCACATCAACGTAATGCAGCCAGTCACGAATGTTTCCGGCCATGTATAAACGTGTAGACGAGGACATCGGCAACACCATGCGTGCAGTCTCAGTAGCAAAGCCATTTGCCAGTAAGCATTGATATGCGTCAAAGGCACGTATTACAGCATCGTTAGCGTCGTTGTATGCCTTCTCTTGACTCTCTGTAAGTTCATCTGGAAGGTCTAAGCTACTTTGTCGGTTAGTTGCTCCAGCCATCCTTTGAAGTGGCAGGTAGATGGTCTGCGGAACAGGTGCGTACCGTTGGCTAAACTCTTGAAACGAAAAGCTACGATGTCTCAGTATCTGTGCACTGATTGCGCGAGTAGTATTGATCTCCACAACCATATGCGCCATCTCAAAGATAGACCAATGCTTCTTGCGAATGCAGTAACGTAGTAACTTCTCGTATTCTCGATTCTCTTGATTTGGACTACTTACACGAGCGCAGTAAGCTATGTGTGCTTCTGCGTTTGGTGTGATGGTAACTAACTTAGCAAAGTTCATTAATTCTTTTTCCAATCCAATGCATAACTGGTACAGCCATAGAATTGCCCAATGCTTTGTATCTAGGGCCATCAGGTGTATCCGTTTGAATGTTTGTCCATCCGTCTGGAAATCCTTGTAGCCGTTCACACTCAGTAGGTGTAAGTCTGCGAACAGCCATTCCATGCATTATTTGTTGGTCTTGTGTTGTAGCAATCGTGTAGGCTTTTTCATCCTGACCCATGTAACCACTACCACCTGTTCCAGGTTTTGCTACCCCGCCGTTTGCACCGGTGTAATGCCCAACGCCTCGTATCTTAAAAGCATGGGCTACTGGGATAAGCGTTTCAAACTCTGGGTCATATCGCTGTCCACCACCGGCCAAAAGGCAGTGACTTTTTTTAGGCGTATCTAATACAAAAGCAACTATTGGATTCTCCATACTGCTATTTAAAGTCGGTGCAATACCATTTGTTGATATTGCTGCGTTACTTTGTCCGTCAGCCATAACGAATAACTTTACATCGATTCCAGTCGTGTGTATGTCATTTGTTGTCAATGTATTTACTGACAATCTTTTGGCTGAGCTACAGCTTGCAATGCTTGCTGTAACTTTGCCGGCAACCTCTTGCCTCTTTCTGAAGACCTCCGTAGAATTCCTATGCAAGCTTTCTGGCTCAAATAGTACTTCTGCTGCACGTCTTGAGTCTCCTGAAGAATGTGCGACAACAAAGACTCTACGACGTCTTTGGGGGACTCCAAAGTACTGAGCGTCAAGCACTCGGTAGGCGAACCCATACCCGATGTTCCCCAACGCGCCGAGGAAGGAACCAAAATCCCGTCCTCTGTTGCTTGACAAAACACCGGGGACATTTTCCCAAACGACCCATTCGGGTTTAAAAAGTTCAACCATTGCAATGAAGGTGAGTGCGAGATTTCCCCGTGGATCGTCAAGCCCTTTGCGCAATCCTGCGACTGAAAAAGCTTGGCAGGGTGTTCCTCCAACGAGAAGGTCAATTGAACCTCTTGCAATGTCCCATTCCTTATAACGCGTCATGTCACCAAAATTTGGCACGTTTGGAAATCTATGTGCCAGCACCTTAGATGGAAACTTTTCAATTTCAGAGAAAGCTACGGGAGTCCAACCAAGAGATTCCCATGCTACACTCGCGGCTTCAATGCCACTGCAAACGCTTAGGTAACGCACTAGCGTAAACCTAACTTTTTAAACACAGAAGGTCGTGATTGTTCTTCTTTTTCGATGTCGTTAGTCATAACACGCAATAAGCCGGCAGCGTCGTCCAATGCCTGTTCGACCTTGACGTTTAAACCGTGCTTAATGCGCAAGTACTTTGCTTCACAAGAAGCTGCAATGACCAAGTCAAGCAGCTCTTGTGCGCGTTTATCATGATTCTTCATATATTCTCCCCTAACAGAAACGATGACAGAATCATACAACAGTGCTAACTTATAACGCAATGTTAGAAATTTAACTGTATGAATCCACCTCGTGCGCCTAGTTCACTCCAGTCTCGCACTTTTGGATAGTAGCCGTCGCCGTCTCGTTCATCACCATAGAAGTTCTCTGGGCAGGTATTGCCTTCAATGGTGAGTACCCCGGTTCCGTCTTCACGCACTCGATCAACAACACCCATATGAGCATGTCGATTCAACGCGCTAAACCAAAAACAAACCAAGTCACCTTGCCTTATTTTGAATGGCATTGACTTTGCTTGTGAAAGACTAATCCAACAACCGTTCTTTTGCGCCCATCGAACATAGTCTGGAGTGTAGGCAGTACGCGGCATTGTTTCGTCGTATGTCAGTCCAAGTTGCGTCGCAGCTTGCTTTAATCGGAATCGCACAACTGCAACACACCATGGGTTGCCGGCAGGTAGTGGTGGAATACATGATGCCAAGTACGATTCAACTGCTTTACCGGCGTTGTTTCCTTCTTCACGAATGCCTAAGTTAAGCCTAGCGTTTTCTACAGCTCGTATTGCAATCGGTCTATCAGACATCTTTCTTTCCTCCGAAATAAGGTTTACCCATGCCGTCAGCAATTAATTTGGTTGCTAAATCTGTTGCTTCAATGGTCTCGTAACTCAATCTGGTAATGCTTCCAAGGATTCGCCCATACTTATCTGCCTTATGGTCTTTTACTGTAAGTCTGTAAGTTTCAGGATTCTGCTCCAGCATAAAAGTAATAGTGTATTGTTGAGCAGCTTTACCAGCGGGCGTGTTCTTTTCTGGTGTGTTCACGCCATAGATTCGCACATGTTTATCCATAAGCCATGTACCAAATCCAAGGTCAACGTCAACAACAACGGTATCGCCGTCAATTACTCTCTTTATTTTTATTCCGTACTCGTACATTTAATTTTCCTTTTGCTCTGAGTTCCATAAGTCTTTGACGACGTCCTTCACGTAACTGACGTTTACGTTCATTGTCTCGTTGATCTGCAATGTGATCTGCCATAGCAATTGTCTTGCTTAGGTTCTCACGCATCATTGGTAAGTTGGCTTCAATCATCAGCGACATGCATTGCAAAGCTAACGCTTCATCCCGTACTTGTCTTAGCTGGCTGCGATTAAGTTGAGTCAATGGGTTTAGCGTAATCAGATGATGGGCATACAAGGGATTGGCTATGAGGATCAGCCGCCGTATTGACTTGTGCAAACCTTGGTCTTTGATTATGCCGAATAGATGTTGTGGTAATCGAATACAGGTTTTGACGTATGGGTCTATCTGGTACTCTTTCGGCCATTCACCAAAGTCATCTTCTGCTCCCGTTACATCCTTGGTCAGACAGATTGGCTGAGTAGCTGTATATCCATGCAGACTTGGTTGTTTACTAATTTTTGCGTCACGCATGGGTAAAGTGTATAGTAAAACAACCTCGGTTACTAGGAGAAAGCACATGGAACCCGTGTGGCAGTTTGACACAGTCAATGGTGCTGAACGTATCGTTCGTTTGTATGTAGGATCGGAAATGAAGGCTATTGTCCATTTGTCGCCTTCGTCGTTTGTAGCCAATGTTTACGATGAGGCTAATGCTGGTCAAGAAGTGTTTACTAAATTGACCGATGCCCAGGACTGGGTATTCTCAAAGTTAAACTTGAGTGGAGTTCATGAGACGCCGCATGAGTTTGACATTGATGCAGTTCCTCCAGTGGATGAGAACATCCCTCAAGTACCTAAGCCACGTAAGCCAAAGGTATCTGTTCCTCGTGAAGGATAACAGTCACTACGAGAAGTATTCGCTACGTCCAACCGACGTAGCGGATTCTTGGGGATTGAATAGGTATTTGTTCACGGCAATAAAGTACATTCAGCGTCGTGGACAAAAAGAAGGTTGCAGTTATCATGGGGACTTGGCAAAAGCCATCTGGTACTTAGCCAAGGAATTTACTGGCAGTGATGACGCAGCTGAAGAAATCAAGAAAGCCGTTTGGCGTTTGAAG